TTCGTCGAAGCCCCGCAGCGCCTTGATCAGGGTGTCGCGGAAGAAATCCGCCGTGACCTTACCCTGGGTGACCATCTGGCGGAACCCGCCCGAGGGCAGAGCGGCGGCCCGGTCGAGAGCTTGCAGCAAGCCCGGCATGGGCTCGACGATCTGGTTGAGTTCCTCGGCGCGGAGCGTCCCCGACGACAGCCCCTGGGCCAGACCGAACAGCGATTGCTCCAACTGCTCGGACGACGCGCCCAGGGCGATGGCGGTGGACTGGAAGCCCTCCAACAGGGAGCGGGATTCACCAGTGGTGATGATCCCGGCCTTCTGCAACGCCGCCAGCCGGGAATAAGCCCCGACCACCGTCTCCAGGGCGGTGCCGGTCTTCTGCGCCTGGGCATAGAGATAGCTGGTGGTTTCGGTCAGGGCCGCGGCGCCGACTAGGCCCTTGAGGCGGGCCTCCAGGCTTTCCACCTTGATGGTGGACTCGACCATGGCCTTGCCGAAGAAGCCGATGGCCGCGCCCGCCGCCAGCCCCGCCGGTCCCAGCGCCATCATCACCGAGCCGATGGGGCCAAGCCGGGACGCGAACCCCGCCATGCCGCCCTGGATATCCTGGCTGGCGGCATTCATGGCCAGCAGCGACTTGGATGCAGGCTGTGCAGCACCCTCGATCCGAGCCAACGCCTTCTGGCCGTCCTCGCCCAGCTTCAGCAGGGCACGACGGACAGTTTCACTATCCTGCAAGGACAGGCGGATGGAGACGGATTTGGTGGCCATGGATCAGGTCTCGGTTTGAACCTTGGCGGAACCCGCCACCATTCCCCGCTCGGCGAAGGGCAGCAGCCGCGCCACCAGGGGCTGGTCGTAACCCAGGGCCTCTGCCTGGATCAGCAGGGCGGGAAGGTCGAGGCCGGTGATGCCGCCACGGGGACCGATGCGAATGGCGCCGATGGCCCCGGTCAGCAATTCCCAGGCTTGCCAGCCGGATTCGGTCAGGGGGGCGTTGCGGTCGTAGGGACAGTCGCAGTTTCCGCCGCAACCTCGGCAGTAGTCAGGCCCGCCGCCGAAATGCCATTCGGCGCGGGCCTGGAGACGTTTCCCTCGGCGATGACCGCTTCGTGGGTTTCGGTGTACTGAACGACGAAGCCCTCGGCCATGCGGGGAAGCTGCATCAGCTCGGCGATAGCGGCATCGGTGATCTCGGCTGGCTCGTCCGCCTCATCCAGCACGCCTTCCCATTTGGTGATGGCGGAACGGGCCAGACCTTGGGCGAACAGCATTTGCGACAGACCGGCCAGGGCGTCCTCGTCGGACAGATCCGGCAGGCCGGTGATGTCGGCCCCGGCGGCCTTCAGATCGGCATGTTCGGCGGCGATGGCGCGAGCCATGCGCCAGCCCCGCGCTCGGGCGGCCTCGTAAACCGCCGTGGTCAGGGGACGCACGAATACCCGCACGCCATGGGGCAGATCGAGCCAGTACGGGTCCTTCGGCAGGGAGAGCCTGATCATGGTCAGTACCCCGCCACGTCGTTGACCAGGGTGACACGGAGCAGATACCCCGCCACCGGGTCGCGGGCTGCGCGCCAGTCGTAGCTGGCCTGGATGCCGCCGGGGCCTTTGATCTCCTGCTTCTTCTTGGGCAGGAAAACGCGAGGCAGATGGAAGGTCAGGGCAAAAGCTGAGCCGGGGATGGTGAAGCCGTATTCCATCGCCACCGAGCTCTCGGCGGCGATGGCGGTGGTCAGCGTGGTGTCGGTGCCGAAGCGGATATCCACCGAGCCTTCGGCGGTGGCCTCGGTTTCGTCCACGCCGTCGATCAGCCCGTCGGCGCGGATGGTCTCGACCCGCTCCAGATTGTTGGAAAAGGACAGCTTGCCGCCCACCACGTTGGCCAGTTGGCCACCACCGACCCGGATGGTGCCGCTGCCCTGGCTGAACCGCTTCAGGGCGAAGGTCGTCGGGCTGGCATCGATGGTGGTCGCGGACTCGGCCTCGCCCTGGGCGATCACGGCGATGCTGGCATTGGCCGCACCCGAGCGGGCCATGTCGAAGGAGAGCTTGTCCAGCTTGGCCCCGCCATGGCGGAAGAACTTCGGCACCACCAGTTGGGCATGACCGATCTCGATGGCGAGGCTGGGCAACGTGCCGCCCGAGGTGAAGACATGGTCGAAGGTACCGTCACCGTTATCGGCGGTGGCGGGTGCGCCGAACAGCCCCCTAAGCCAGAACCCCAAACCGCGCACATCCAGCGGCACGCCGATATCGCCCTCGTCCTTGATCGCCTCATAGAACGGGTCCTGGGCGTCGCGACCCTGGCCCAGCAGCGGGTCGTAACCCAGCGGCCGCTCGGCCCCCAGGCTGGATTCCTTGAATGACAGCCGGGTGTAGCCGTCAGCAGGCAGGGTGCCGTAAACCGTCTCGAAGGCGGCCAGCAGGATGCAATCGGCGCCGTAGGCCCGAGTTTTTGCCATGGGGAACTCCCATATATAAGGTGTGGCTCAGCCCAGCGGGTCGCTGGAGCCGTAATGGATGGTGACCGGGACGGTGGCGCCGCGCAGGGCAGCAGCTCCGTCGATGGCTAGGCCGGAAGTCTTGGGAGCGCCCCATTCCAGCCATTCCGCCAAGCCGCCGAGGGAGCGGTCGGCGGCCAGGGCGTCCCCGACCGCCATCAGCAGTGCATCCAATGCCGCGCTGTCGTCGTCCTGGCCGCGCTGGAGGATCACCTCGATCTCGGTCTGGTGTTCCCAGAGATAAGACACCGGCGACAACAGCACCTCGGGGTCGCCGGGATCGCCGTCGCGCAGGACGATCAGGCCACCGGCGGGCACCGTTTCCGGCAATGGGGCTTCCCGCTTAGCGGTGGCACCGGGCACCGTTTCCAGCCGCGCCAGCAGGGCGGACAGAATTTGCTCACGGATGCTGGGCATTGAAATGTTCCCCATATGAGGCACATAATGAGGGCAGCCAAGGAGCCCCCATGTCGAAGACCGAATCGATCCGTGCCCGCGTCGAACCTGACCTCAAGGCCCAGGCCGAAGCCGTTTTCGGTGCGCTTGGGCTGACCCCGACCGAGGCGATCACCCTGTTCTATCGGCAGGTGACGCTGCACCATGGCCTGCCGTTCCCCGTCCGCCTGCCCAACGAGGCCACGCAGGCGGCGCTGAGGGATGCCATGGAGGGCGAGAATCTGACCGACTGGTCGAGCCTTGATGCGCTGAAGGCTGCCCATCGTTGAGCCTGCGCCTTCGCACAACCAAGCAGTTCGAGCGCGACCTCAAGACGGCGACCAAGCGGGGCAAGAACCTCGACAAGCTGTGGGCCGTGGTCGAGCGCCTGATGAAGGGTGAGCCGCTGGCCGTCCGGCACCGGCCCCATCGCCTGTCCGGCAACTGGAGCCCCTGCTGGGAATGCCACATCGAGCCCGACTGGCTGCTGATCTGGTACCAGACCGAAGAGGAACTGGTGCTGGCCGCCTCCGGCACCCATTCCGACCTGTTCGGCTGATTGGGTCTATTCCCGCCAGTTCCTGACGATCAGCTCCGGCAGCGCCGAAGCCCACCGCTCGGCGGCAGCGTTGACGTCCAGTCGCTTTCGCAACGAGACCTGCGGCACCAGGATGAACATCACCACCGTGGTCATCCCGCGCCCAGAGCGGAGCGCCGAGGCGCTGCCCTTGGCGAAGCCGCCCCTTTTCCCCGCCCGTGCCCGCATGTTTTCTGCCACCAGCAGCGAGGGCGCGCCCCGGCGGTAGATGAAGCGCAGCCGGGCACCATGCATTTGCTCCCACAGACCCGGCGTCATGCGCTTGCCTCGGGCGCCGGTGCCGGCGGCGGGTGTGGGGATCGCCAACCAGAAGCCATGCTTGGATTTGATCATGGCACCCTGGTCGAAGGCGCGGATGATGGTGGGAGCCCTGGTGAAGACGAAGCCAGCCGCTTTGATGCTTTTCCGCCCCTTGGGATACAGTTCGGCCCGCCAAGTGTTGGCGAGGCGCTGGCCCATGCCAGCCTCGGTGACCTGACGGCGGAGATCCGCCTTCAGCCCGTCGGCAGCCAGGCGCATCCCGGCGGTGACGGCGTCTTCGGCGTCCTTGATCTCCTCGTCCATGATCTTGCGCAGATCACCGGATATGGCCGCCGCCAGTTTCATGCCGGTCTCACGTCGATTGTCCAAACCAGCCGCTGGGCATCCAGATGGGGTTCGCCCTGGACGACGAAGCTGTCGCCATCGTGGATGATCACATCCCCCGCCTGGGGTGCTGGAACCTCCCCCCGCCGAATCTCGAACACCGCCGTCCCGGTGTGGACGGTGATGTCGGAGAACTCGATGTCGCGGTCGGGCCGCACCACCAGGGCACGCACGGGGCTACCCTGGTAGGTCACGGCGACGGCCATGTTCGGATCGGCGAACAGGTCGTCGATGGCATCATTGAAGGCGCTCATCAATTGCCCGAGAACAGACGCACCGCCAGACGCGGGCGCTTGTTGACCGGCAGGATGGACGCCTCGGTCTTGACGTCGATGGCGCTGCCGTCCTGTCGGGCAAGCTGACGGGCATACATGGGAACGCCCAGGGTGTTGACGGTTTCGATCAGATTGGCGGGAGCGCCATAGGTGACGAAGGTGTCCATGGTGCCCAACGGGAAGGCGATGCCTTCGCCCGCCGGGATCAGGGTTTCGGTCTGGCCGGTGGAAAG